GGTATGTCGGAATGGGATATGGTCAAGCTTGGCGCGGTATTATCTTTGATCGGCAGTATAAGTCGCTGGATGACTTGATTGCGAAGTCAAAGCGGTGGTTCCCGCAGTTTCACGATGGTGCCAGGTTTCTATCATCACAATCAGCGTTGAAGTGGGTGTGGCCGACCGGGGAAGAGCTGCTATTTCGCCATATGCACGACGAAACCGACTATGATCAGTACCACGGGCACGAGTACCCTTTCATCGGCTGGAATGAGCTCACAAAGTACCCAACCTCGGCTTGCTATGATGTGATGATGTCCACAAACCGTTCTTCGTTTGTTCCCGAGGAGCACACGCCTAGGAATTCAAAAACCGGTCAGTACGAAACCCCGGATGGCAAACCGCTAGACCCGATACCGATGATTGTGTTTTCTACGACCAATCCATTTGGTGCCGGGCACAATTGGGTTAAGCGTAGATTCATCGACCCGGTCCCGGCAGGTGAGGTAAAGAGGATGACCACTGAGATTTTCAACCCCAGGACTCAGAAGAGGGAGAATATCACAAAGACCCAGGTGCGTTTGTTTGGTTCGTACAAAGAGAACCGGTATTTATCGCCTGAGTACGTTGCGGAGTTGGAGAATATCACGGACCAGAATCGTAAACGAGCTTGGCTGGAGGGCGACTGGGATATCACCGCTGGTGGTGCGTTCGATGATGTTTGGAACAGCGATTTGCACATTGTGCCGAGGTTTCAGGTGCCAGGTTCGTGGAGAATATGCCGTTCGATGGACTGGGGCTCGAGTCACCCGTTCTCTGTCGGCTGGTGGGCGATATCTAATGGTGAGGAGGTTGCTATATCCGAGGATAGGACAGTATGTTTCCCAAAGGATTCACTTATCAGAATTGCGGAGCTTTATGGCGCGGATGTGGTGAACGGTGAGCAGTTTGGCCACAACAAAGGCCGTAAGCTTTCAGCACGGAGATTAGCGCAGGAGGTTTTAGAGGTCGAGGAAGAGTTGACCATGCTGGGGTGGATAAGAACTAAACCTGAGCCGGGACCAGCGGATAATCAGATTTACAATGTCAGTGAAGACGAGTCGGGTTCGATTGCTTCGATGATGGAGAATGAGGGAGTTGAATGGACCAGGTCTGACAAGAAGGCTGGATCAAGAGCAAATGGTTTTCAGATAATGCGGGATATGATGGAAAGATCGACAGACCGCGAGGGTGCCGGGCTTTACATTATGAACAATTGTGATGCGTTCATAAATACAATCCCAAGCTTGCCAAGGGATGACAAAAAGCTGGACGATGTTGACACCGATGCAGAGGACCACGTTTACGATGAGGCGCGATATATGGTTCTTGACGCGAGGCCGCAATGGGCAAAGTATGTAAATATTCGAATGCCGGTATAACGGCAAGAGGTTTGCCTATATTTAGATTATAAAATTACCAATTTTCCCACATGCCAAATGTAAATTACGTACGCGAAGAAGTTGTCCAGGCCAGGAAGATCTGGCAACTGATTGATGACTGTGTAGCTGGTGAACAGCAAATTAAATCAAAAACACAGGACTACCTACCAATGCCGGTGGCTGAGTCCGATACGGACCAAATGCTATCGCGTTATGCCTCGTACCTGAAAAGGGCGATGTTCTATAATGTGACAGCTCGTACTTTGGACGGGCTTGTTGGGCAGGTATTCTCTAAGGACCAAGCCATTGAGCTACCTGAGAATATTGATCGCTACGTGGACAACATCGATGGTGCCGGGACAAGCCTCGAGCAGCAATCAAAACTAGCACTTCAGACAGTTTTGGCAAAAGGCCACGGTGGCCTACTAGCAGACTTCCCAAATAACCAGGGGTTTGTGTCACTTGCTCAAATTGAAAGTAATTTGATCCGCCCAAGGATCCTAAACATTGATCCGGAGGACATAATCAACTGGCGTATGCAGACGGTCGGTGGCGAGTCGCTTCTTTCTTTGTTGGTGATCGAAGAGGAGAAGATTGTTGAGGATGATGGCTTCGAGTTTGATAAAGAGTACCGCTGGCGCGTGTTCCGGTTGATCGACGGTGAGAATGGCTACCAAGTTGAGGTAACCCTTTGGAGAGCCCCTGGCGAAGACTTTGAAACGACTGATGACTTCTATATTGAGGAAGGCCCTTCGATAATGACCGACTACAGCGGTTCGCCGTTGCAGCGGATCCCTTTCGAGTTCATGGGCAGTACAAACAATGAGCCGGTGATTGACAAAGCACCAATGCTCGACTTGGCCAACATGAACATCGCGCACTATCGCAACAGTGCTGATTATGAGGAGAGTTTATTCTTGGTTGGGCAACCGACCCTGGTCATCTCTGGTCTGACTCAGGATTGGGCGGACAAAAACATCAATGGCAAGGTAATCCTTGGTTCCCGGTCGGCGATCACTCTACCAAAGGATGGCCGTGCTGAGATGTTGCAGCCACACCCTAATGTGATGCCAAAAGAGGGCATGGAGCACAAGGAGCAACAAATGAAGGCGGTCGGTGCTAAACTGATTGAGCCCAACTTCTCTAAGGTCACAGCTACCGAGGTTCTGATGGAAGCTGCTTCGGAATCTTCTATTCTGACAAGCACTGCAAACAATGTTTCAGCGGCCTACCGGAAAGTACTTATGCACATGGGAATGTTTATAAGTGAAACAAGTATCGATGAGATAAACTTCTCATTGAATACTGATTACACGGTAACCAGCATGACAGCCCAGGATCGCCAGCAGTTGGTCGCCGAATGGCAGGGTGGCCTAATCACATGGGATGAGGCTAGAGAGACTCTTCGAATAACTGGTGTTGTAACCGAGGATAATGAGGCTGCAAGGACCAAGGTAGAAACAATTGATGCTAACTTGATCTAATGCCAAAAAAGGAAGACCGAAAACCTTTAGAGGAAGCAGCAATACTGGCCCAAGTCACTCTCGAGAGGCTTAAGGCTGGGTTTGCGCTTAAATTTAATAGTGTCTTTGCCAAGGAAGCAACTTTGGTAAGGTCCACTTTGAATAGTCTCAGTTATGATTTAAGTGAGGCAAGTGTTGCACAATCTAAGAAGCTGCTTTCGAAACTTGATAAGTCTATTTCGAAAGAGTTTAAAGTTGCCAACTCGGATCTTAATTCTGAGCTTCAAACTATATCAGCATTGTATGCCGGGATTGAGGCAAAGGATTTAATAGACTCTGTAACGGGTGATTTAAAACTAAAGACCATAACGGCAAAGCAAGCATTTGCAAAAGCCAAAGTTATGGCCATGGGCCACTCTGGAATATTACTTGAGGACTTTATTAGTTCCTTTGCTGCCACGGAGACCAAGAGGGTAGTAAATACAATTCGTAGGGCTTTCCAGGAAGGCAGGACGAGCCAGCAGACAATAAGGGAGGTGGTGGGCACCAAAGCGTCTAACTTCAAGAATGGGATTTTGGAGATATCCCGCAGGAATGCTAAGACCTTGGTATCAACCTCCGTACAGCATGCCGCGAGCGCGGGTAGGATGGCCCTTTGGGAGGCCAACAGTTCTGTGGTTGAAGCCTATGAATGGCTTTCAACATTGGACAGTAGAACGACCACAACCTGTCGAAGCCTGGATGGTTCAAAATTTGAATTAGGCAAGGGACCGGTACCGCCGATCCACTTGAATTGTAGATCAACAACGGTGGCGGTACTTGGAAGTGAGTTTGATTTCCTTAAAGAAGGTGCCACCCGGTCGGCTGAGTTTGGACCTGTCAGCGCAAAGAAAACTTATTACTCCTGGTTGAAGGACCAATCTGCTTCTTTTCAAAATGAAGTACTTGGGCCGACAAGGGCTCGTCTTTTCCGGGATGGTGGGTTAACTGCTGAGAAGTTTTCCGAATTAAACTTAGGCAGAACTTTCCAGCCTTTGACCCTTGATGAGATGCGTTTGAAAGATCCAAAGGCATTTAAAAGAGCAGGAATTTAATTTCTTGCATAGAAACCAGTTTTTGTACACTTTTGTTTCGAACCGGGATTTGTAATCCCTGAAAAGATCAAAACTTATGAAATACAAACTAACATCGGAAGAACATTCGGCCCTAGAGGAATCAAACAAGGGTCTTTATTCGGAGCAAAATGATTCATTTGTTCTCCAAGTCGAAGGACTAGAGGACCACTTTGTTTCAAAAGAGAAAAAAGATATTGCTGAGACGCATCGTAAAAATGCCGAAAGTAGACTCCAGGAGGCTGAGGCTCGTGAGGTTAAACTTCTGAAGGATATTGAGAAGTCCAAGGGTGGTAAAGATGAGATTGAGTTGATTCGGAATCAACACATCAGCGAGTTAGATAAGATCCGCGCTGAGTATCAAGAAAAAGAAAATCTCAGTAAGCAGGAATCATATAAGACTATGGTCGAGCTTGAATCGGAGAAATTTGCCCAAGAGCATTTCATCGTTCCCTCAGCCATTCGCCGTCTTTTCTCCGACCGACTGGCGGTTGAGGAAGTAAATGGACAGCCGGTAATCCGTACAAAAGAATTGGACGGCACACCCTCTATTAAGTCTGTTGAAGATTTAAAGAAAGAATTTCTTGATAATAAAGAGTTTTCTCCTATTATCAAAGCATCCTTGGGTTCTGGCAGCGGTGCTGAAAAGAGCGAAAGAGGAGGAAATTTCAGCGGTGCTGGGAAGGAAATCGACGTTCTAACTGCAAGTCCAAAAGACTTGGTGAAGGCAATCAGCCAAAGAGCCAAGTAAGTTGGAGTTGTTCTACTTAACAAACAAACCGTAAATTATTATGTCTCTACAAGTATTCAATGAATATCTTAACACATCCCGCACAGAGGTTGTTGCTCAAGCCGTTGACAAGTTCAACGCCGCTTCTAATGGCACAGTTACCCTCTCCGCTGGAGCTAACCAAGGCGACTACAATGTAGAAGCCTTTTATACCGCTATTGGTGACCTAGTTCGCCGCCGTAATCAATATGGTTCGGGTGCAGTTACTGCTTCCGACATTGCACAGCTCAATGAGAGCTCTGTCAAGGTCGGTGCTGGTACTCCCCCAATCAACCACCCACCAAGCTGGTGGACTTGGATGCAGAAGAGCCCAGAAGAAGCTGGTGTTATTCTTGGCCGCCAACTCGGTGTTGCACAGACACAGGACTTGCTTAATACAGCAATCTCCGGTGCTGCTGCCGCTATGCAAGGTGTTGGAGCTAGTGTTGTCTATGATGGCAGTGCTGCTGTTGCCTCGTTGTCTAACCTGTCGAAAGCAACAGCACTCTTCGGAGATCGCTCGCAAGCTCTCGGTGGTTGGGTGATGCACAGTAAGGTCTTCCACGATCTTGAGCAAGCTGGCCTTGCTAACTCCTCTCGTTTGTTCACATTCGAGAATGTTACCATCATGCAAGATGCATCTGGCCGTCCGTTCGTGGTAACAGACAGCCCAAGCTTGGTTGTTTCAGCCGCTGGCGTAGAAGATGAGTACCTGACAATGGGTCTCGTACGTGGTGCAGTAAACGTCGAGATGAATGGTGATTTCACCGATAACGTACAAGTTATCAATGGTGATGAAAATCTCCTTCGTACTTACCAAGCTGAGTGGTCTTACAACCTCGGAATCAAGGGTTTCGAGTGGGACCAAGCAAACGGTGGTAAGTCTCCTAACAACGCTGCTATCGGTACAGCAACTAACTGGGACAAGACCGCAACAGATATCAAGGACACAGCAGGTGTCATGTTGCAGTCTCTGTAGTATCCAGTAAATAAAGTCTTGAAAGACACGAGCCCCACCAGTTATTAATTGGTGGGGCTTTTCTTTACCCAAATACAAAATCAACTATGAAAAAAATAACCAAAAAAATACTATACTTTATCAGCGGCCCCGCTCCAAGCGGTCAGCAGATCAAACAAGCAATGGAACTTGGTGCTTCCTTTAGGAATGCCGCCCTTATAGGTGAAAATGAATCCTTAGAAAAATGCGATGCCGTTTGCGGTGAGGTACCAAAGCAATACCAGGGTTTTCCAATTATTGATCTTCAGACGGAGCCTGAGCCTGAGAAGCTAACTGAAGCGGAAGAATTAAAAAAACTTTTAACAGAAAAAGGGGTAGCTTTTAAAAATAACAACTCAGTTAAGACCCTTAAAACGCTTTTAGGGGAAGGGTTGTTAGAGCAATCTTAATTGCTTGCCATCCCAGCCTTACTATGTTTCCTTCTTGGTATGGCTATTATAGTTGAAGATGGTACTGGTCTAGCGAATGCTAATTCCTTTGTTACTGTTGCGGAGGCACGAGCCTACGCAACTGACAGAGGAATTACATTGCCAGCGGCTGATGTTGACGTTGAGAAGGCACTCATTAAAGCGGGTGACTATATGTTCCGTTATGAAAAGAACCTGAAGGGTTCGAGAGCGACCACAACACAGCGTCTGCCGTACCCAAGGTACCCGGTTAACGTGTTCGGCACCCTAATCCTAAAGACAGACATACCAAGCCAGCTTAAAGAGGCTCAGATCGAACTCGGCATTGAGTCATCGGCGGGAGTAGCCTTACGACCAAATGGTTCCGGGCGCGAAGTCCTAATGGAAAAGGTTGGGCCAATCAGCACACAGTATTCCGAAACAGGCAGTGGCTCAAACACCCCAACTTTTTACAAGGTTCTTGATCTACTTTCACCCCTCTTAAAATCTGCCAGTGGTTCCTTTATGGAGGTAGTAAGGGGATAGTATGGCCTTTGAATACAGTACCATGCAAGCCACGGCCGAAAGGCTACTGGCAAACTACGGGGAGCAGATAGAGTTTCGTAGTTACATACAGGAAAGCTATGACCCAGTATCTGGCGTAGAGCAACTTGAGTATATAAAGTCTTATCGGACCGGAGTATGTCTACCATCTGTTGAGAGTGGTATGAAGTTCTTTGATGAGGCGTTTATGGCAGGTTTGGTCTTGGGTAAGACCAAGGTGTTCATTGTTTCCGGGATCGGCCAGGATTTTGACCCAAAGATTGGCGACCAGATATTCTACGATGGTAAGCTTTGGGATGTGGGCACCGAGGATATCAACACTGGAGTCATGCCATTTAGACCGGTCGCAAGTTCCAACATAATTTTTACAGTTGGATGCAGACTGTCAGGTAAAGATCCGGAAGCGGGAACGGACATTGGCTTCTTGTCAGAATTATCTTTCCAAGAAAACAGACTTCGAGTTTTTGTTAATGAAACTTTCTACGAGGATCTCCAGGGTGTGTAATGCAAAAATTTGATGTACAGATGAGTAAGTGGTGTACTAAGTCCACCAAGGAGATTCATGATTTACTATCGGGAGTGATTTTGGAATTGTTTTCGGCCATCATAAAAGACACACCAGTTTTAGATGGTTATCTAAGGGGTAATTGGCTGGTATCTTCAATGGCACCTAGGTTTGGCGTTTTAGATGTAATGGACCCAGGCGGGAACAAAGCCACGTATAATATTGGGAAATTGGTATCTTCACTACCTCTTGGTAAAGATGTCGAGGTGTATATGACAAACAGTCTCCCATATGCTTACAAAATTGAGTATCTTGGCCACTCTAAGATAAAAGCCCCCGGTGGGATGGTTGTGAAAAATTTCACAAGGATAACACAGTTGTTGAAAGCTAGGACTTCTTAATATTTAATACTTAAGTAATGAGCATATCAAATATCAGAAAAGCCTTTGTAACTGAGGTAAAAAGCACTTTAGATGGTTTGGGGTTTGGTGATAAAATCAAATGGGAAAACCGCGACTTTGACCCAAGTGGTTCGCCTCAGTGGGCTGGCTTTACATTTGTTTCTACAGAACCATTTGTTGTCACGCTTGGGCAGGGGGGAGATGATAGGCTAACCGGGTATGTACAAATTGACCTAAACACTACTCAGGACTCCGGCGATGGTGCCATGGATGTTTGGATTGATGCTTTTAGGCAACAGTTCCCGGCGGGAAAACCTTTGACCTTTGGAACTAGTTCCGCTTTAGTCTTGAACACCGGGGTTAATTCAGGGACAATGTTTGACAATTGGTTTAGAAAATCTATAACAATAACATACAGGGCTGATCTGCCCAGGGCTTTAATCTAAAAATAATAAAAATATCATGGCTGATTCATCTCGTCACAATCTATTCTTCGTTCCGGAAACAACTTATGGTGTAACACCGTCGGTTGACCCATCGTTTGCCGATGTACGCCATACTGGCACCACCCTGGCAATCACTAAAGAATCCTTTCAATCGGAAGAGCTACATGCCGACCGACAGATCCGAGACTTCCGACATGGTGTTCGTGCGGTAGCGGGTGATGTAAGTTTTGAGTTATCTTCGAGTTCTTTTGATGATTTGTTAGAGGGCACCTTTATGGGTTCCTGGGCGGGGAATGTTTTGAAAGCCGGTGTCACTCGTCGATCTTTCAGTCTGCTACGTCAATTTACCGACCTGACAGCTAGTGATAAACCTTTCCATCTTTTTAAAGGTGTTGAACTTAACACCTTTAGTTTGTCGGTACCTGCTTCAGGGATCGTAACTGGTTCGTTTGCTTCCATTGGTCAGAACATGGAAATCAATTCGGACATGACAGCCTACGGCACACCGACTTATGGAACTCCCGACACCACGGCTCCTTTTGATAGTTTCACTGGTACAATCACGGAGGGTGGCATTGCAATTGGTATTGTTACTGAGATCTCGTTATCTTTGGAAAATGGTCTAGCACCTCGTAATGTTATTGGTTCGGATGAAACAATCCGCCCAACAATTGGCCGTTCAAACTTGACCGGTAACATGACAGCATATTTTGAGAATTCAGTTCTTCTTGAAAAATTCTTGAATGAGACCGAATCAAGTCTCACGTTTACACTAGCGGATGCTGCCGGTAACTCCCTCCAATTCGACATCCCTAAGATCGTTTATAATGGTGGTCAACCTGATGTTTCCGGCCAGGGTGCAATTACATTGTCCCTACCATTCCAAGCTCTGTATGACAGCATTGACGAGAGTCAGATTGTAATTACCCGTTCATAGAAAAAACCCAATACCCTGCCAGCCAGGTCTACTTAACCCCTCACTGTAAAAAGTGGGGGGTTTTTGTTGACATACATAAACGGTTTTCATTTATTACCAGTATGGAAGAATTTTTTACTAAAGAAGCAGCCAACGAGGGGATAGTAATTCCCCTACACTTGCCAACCGGTGGTAAATCGGAGCACACAATTACCATCTATGGGGTTGACTCCGATGAGTTTTACCGTGCTTTGCAAATTGAAAAACGAAAACTATCTGGGATTGAGATCGCGGCAAACAATCTAGAAGGGGAAGACCGACTTGAATACATTAATGACAAGCAACGCGAGTCCGAGTATACCGTTTTAGGGCACCTAATTAAAGATTGGACTTTCGAAATGGAATGCACAATGGAGAATAAAATCCACTTTGTGAAGAATGCACCCCAGATTGGGGATCAGATCAATAATATTTCCGGGGACAGAAAACTTTTTTTAGCTCTAGGGCAAGAGAGTTAGAGAATTTTGCTGAGTCAGAATTTGATCTTTCTTCGCCCCTCGAGGGTTCCAGTTGTTCAAAAAGAACGCACTTAAATAAAGTTTGGCAGCAGTCTGGTAAAAAACCGGATGAGCTTGAGAAAGCTCCCAAGCCGCCCAAAGAGCTTCTCTACATTTGGGATTGGTTCATTGAGCTGATCCAGTTTGGGGAGATAAACTGGCAGACCTTACATGCCTGGGTGGCTATGCGTGGTTTTAAAACCAATGCGTTCGAAACAGAGTTGCTTTTAACCCTAAATAGGCTTTATATTAATCGCAACCATGGCAACAGATGTAACACAACTACTAATAAAGGTAAATAGTAACCAGGTTGGTACGGCGAGCAACCGTGTTGACCGATTGGGTAGAAGTGCCGGTAAAACAACGACAGCTACGAATAAGCTTACAAGGGCCTTTAAGAGATTCGCGGGGCCTCTTGCGGTAGCATATGGCGTTGCCAAGCTCACGAAGTTTATTGTAAAAACCGGGATGGCCTTCGAGACTTTTGAGAAGCAGCTATATGCGGTAACCGGTACTGCCAAACTTGCATCGTTGGAAATGGATTATCTGGCTGATGTTGCGGACAAAAATGCCGTAAAACTAAGCAGCTCAATTAAACCGTACGTCCGTATGAAAGAGTCGATGAGGAGGCTTGGGCTTGAAGCGGAAACCACAAGAAATATTTTTGAGGGTGTCTCAAATGCGGCTGCAACTTTTGGCTTAACCGCAGATGAGGTTAACGGTGTACTTGTTGCTTTTACACAAGTTGCTTCGAAAGGGAAAGTACAGGCGGAGGAGCTTAGAAACCAAATTGCCGAGCGTATACCAGGTGCTTTAGCTTTAGCAGAAAAAGCTGCGGGTGTTACAAATGTAGAGCTACAGAAAATGTTGGAGACCGGTCAATTAATGGCCAAAGACTTTCTTCCCGCGTTCGGGGCGTTAATGAAACAAGAATTTGGTACTAATTTAGAGCGCAAAACAGATACACTTGCGGCCTCGGCAACAAGGGCATCAAATTCATTTGACCTTCTAGGCAAAGAAATTTTTGAACTTTCCGCTGATACAATTGGTCAGTTTATATCATTAAAGGGGATTCTAGATGTGGTTGCTATGGCAGCGGGGGAAACTGCGAATGCTCTCAAATGGATAAAAGAAGATCGCAGAGACAGCGTGTTCGTTAGACTAGCGGAAGATATGGGTGTGGTAATCGCCGACATGGAAAAATTTAATAATGCCGGTGAGGTAATGAGAAGTTCAAAGTTGTTCAAATTAAACGAAGAATACAAAAATCTTGTGGCATCTGCGGATTTTGATCAGTTGGGAGGCTTCATGAGCAAAATCCAAATAGCAATTTATGATACTGAGGTAGCATATGAAAGACTTAATGGTTCAAAGGAAAACCATAACAAAACGCAAAAGGATGAGATGCGGGAACTCAAAGCATACCTTGAAGTTCTTAGAAAGTTTGAGTCTGAACTTCCAGACGCATTTGCAGACAAACCACGTCCTGCCCCCATAGACATTGGTAGTGGCACAGGGCAAGAAGAGAAACAAGACTTGGCACTAGAGCGTCTTAAAAAGTATTTAAACGCTGAGTGGGAGGCCCGTGATGCCGCTTTTATTGAGGAAGAACTCCAACTTGATGACAAGTATGCCCGAGACCTTGCAAAACTCGAGGAAGCTTATGAAGGGAAAAAAGATCTAGATGAGGAGTATGCGGATTTTAAAACCAAACTAGACTCAAAATTAACTAAGGATCTTGAGAATCTGAAAAAAAGAGAAGCTCTGTCATCCCAAAGAACCCAAATGCAAGCCTACAGCCAGATAGTTGGTATGGCTGGGGATTTAAGCGGTGAATTACTAGCATTGACCGAAGAAGGTTCTTCGGCTCATAAAGCTTTGTTTTTGACTACCAAAGCTCTTTCCATCGGGCAAGCCATTCTCGCTACCGAATTGGCAGCTAATCAAGCGTCCGCTGACCCACTTAACCCAACCATGATTGGTAAAATTCAGGCTGCTACTTTGATCAGGGCATTGGGTTACGCTTCTGTGGGTGTCATGGTTGGAACCACCGCTGGTAGTTTTGCTCAGGGTGGCATCGTCCCTGGTGGCAGCTTCAACAGTGACAATGTTACCGCCAGCGTTAACTCAGGTGAGATGATCCTGAACTTTGCCCAACAGAAGGAGCTTTTGGATGTGGCCAAGGGTGGTGGCCGCTCTTCTGGGGGTGGTGTAAGTGTAAATGTCATAAACAATTCTGGATCTGAAATTGAGGTCCAGGAGGATGAGGGTAAGAATGGCCAAAGAATGATTGAGATTATTGTATCCAAAGTCGAAAAGAACATGGCTAGTAAAGTCCAACAAGGTGGAAATATGTTTAGCAAATCTTTTGAGGGTGCTTATGGGTTAAAGAGAGGTAACTCATAATGGCACCACAATGGCCAACATCTATCCCGCCGATTTCAGCAAAGATTTCGGCTTCTGTAACCACCAACGTTGCTAGAACAAAAATTAAAAACGGTCTGCCTAGGCAGAGGAATCGATTTAAGAATCAAGTTTCTGTGTACAATGTGTCCTGGCTGCTTACAGATGCTGAGTTAAATACCTTCGAAACTTTCCACAGGGTCAATTTAAACAATGGTAATCAATGGTTTGAAATTGATTTACCGGTTACCCAGGGCTTCCAAACGGCACTTGCTAGATTTGTTAGTGGTGAGTATAAGAGTTCAAACAAAGGGGTTTTAAACTGGTCGGTAAGTGCTTCACTTGAAATTGAAAACAGCTACGGGTATACTTCTTACCCATAAAATTAAAAAATAATGCCAGTACAATTCCCAGTCAGCCTCCCAAGGGTCTCAAATAAACTCAGTCTGGGTTTGAAGGATGCAACAATCCGTCAAGTTTTTGACACTGGTAGGTCCCGGCAAAGGTCCAGGTTCGAAAGTAAGAACACCTTTTACAGTGTGAGCTGGGTGTTTACTGATGACGAGTACTCAACATTTGACGCTTTCCACAGGTTGGCGATAAACAACGGCAATGACTTCTTTGACGTTGAACTTCCGACAGGGTCAGGTGTGGAAGTAGTCACGGCGCGTATCGTGGATGGCGAATACAAAGTGAAAGCCAAAGGTAATTTCAATTGGGTCATAACCTCACAGCTTGAGGTTTTAAGCTCCCTTTAGGGGCCAATATCAATTGACAAGAACTAATTTTAAATATCAAATAAACAAATCATGTCTTTAGCAACTGAACTACAAGCAATAATTGACAAAATATCTGAGGACGAGGTTCTCCTCTATACGTTTGTAAATGGCGATATTAACACTGTAGTCAACGGTGCCGGTGGCCCATACCCGTCACTTGCTAAACTTACAAGTGACCTTTCTACTGCTTACACCAAGCAGGAGGTGGATGACTTCCTGGCGTTAAAAGCAACACTTGAATCCCCAGCATTGACTGGAACCCCAACCGCCCCAACACAGAGTCCCCTTGATAACTCAACAAAAATTGCAACAACAGCTTATGTTGACTCTTCAGTAGGGCCAAGCGATAAGGGTTTTTTCCTAACACAGGCCGCATTGGTGGCCGAGTACCCAACAGGTCAAGATGGATGGTACGCCGTTGTTGGAGAAACCGACACCGTGTGGACTTGGGATTCTGACACAACGGCTTGGAAAAATACCGATACAAATTCACAGGGAACTGTCACTTCCATTGGCATCACTGATGGGAACGGTATTACATCAAGCGGGGGACCGGTTACACTTTCCGGTGATATCACTGTCGGACTTGATACCGCAACACAATCAACACTTGCAAGTGTCGCAGGCAAGGCCCCAATTGCCGATCCTACATTTACCGGGACAGCCACAATTCCGATTGCGGATATCACAACTGCCAACATCACAACTGCCAACATCACAACTGGTAACATCACAACTGCCGATATCACGACTGCGAATTTTAATGCGGGTGCGATTGATGGTGGAGAGCTTAGTTGGAACGGTCAAGAAAGGACACTGAACCTTGTTACTGGAGTGGACACAACTATTCAAGTTGGGCAAGAGTTGGTACTGTATGCTGTAAATAAATCTGGGGCAACAATACCCAATGGAAGTGTTGTATCAATAAGCGGTTCTCAGGGAAACAAGCCAGCTATTGTTTTAGCCCAAGCTGATACTGTAGCAAATGCACGAAAAGCAATTGGCGTCACAACTGAATCCATTCTTAATAATTCTAGTGGTTTTGTTACACTAAACGGAAAAGTTAGAGATCTAGTTCTGGACGACGGCACTTACGGTTTAGGTCAAGTAGTTTACTTGAGCAGCACTGTTGCTGGGGGTATTACAAACATTCAGCCAGACATAAGTGTTGAGCTTGGTCACGTTTTAGCAAATACCACTGGGGGCAACACAAACGGAGTGATTGAGGTTCAGATTAATAATGAATCAGCGGTGCATGAGCTTGAGCAACAAGTTCCGCACAACTCTGATTCAGTAATTATCTGCAACGACGGCGACAACATCCAAGACAAGTATGACGAAGCTGCAACATTAACTCCCAACGGAAATCCCTTGTCCGCGACAAATCTTGCATCACTTATTGTAATGGGCGGGACTTATGGAAACATCCAAACCGCGGCTTCGGATTTGTATGTTAATATCATCGGAATAGGAACTGTTACAATGGGGAGCCTTTCACTTAATGGAGCGAGTAATGCAAATTTTGCAACCATCGATAACCTTACGCTTGCTTATTACGAGGATGCTGGAAACTATGGAATTATAAAAAATATAATTTGCGATAGTTTTAGTAATTTCCTGATAAATGATGGATTGATTGAAAATGTAAAATGCGACAATAACTTTTACATGGAAAACAATAGTGGAATAATTGATGGAATAAAAACAACTAGTGGTTTTGAAGTCAATGAAAACTCAATCTCTGGTATTATTAAAGATGTCTATGCTACTGGAAATATTGACATTAATGATAATTTTGGGACTGTTGATAACGTAAACTCAACTTCGATTTTTTCTAATTCCTTAAATTCTTCTATAATTAAAAATTGCTCCGCAAGTTCATTTTTAACGGGTTATATGCTTAATGACGGCACTATCGATAACTGCCACAGCACAGGCACTACTTCTTATGCATTCGGCGGCTCTTGGAATTCTGAAAATTATGGAACAATTAAAAACTGCACAGCAGCAGGTCAATTTTCTTTTGGTCAACAATATGAAAATTCAGTGACTGAAAATTGTGTTGGAGGAGATAAGGCTTTTGCGGCTTCATCCAGTCAAATACAATTTGATGTTAATGGGTTTGGTGTTAAAGGAACATACAGAAATTGCACAGCAGGCGTAAAGTCATTTTTTGGAGCAAATGAAACAAGTGGCATTAAAACAGTGCAGGCGAATTTTTACAACTGCACTGCTGGTGCTAATTCTTTCGGGTTTGTGAATTTCGGAGGTGCTGAAACTCACTTTTCTGGGAAGGCAATTGGTTGCACTTCTGGAAACAATGGATTTTTTAGAGCAATCACTGGATCTACAAAAATTTTAGATGGTGCAGTGATTGAAAACTGTGTTGGAGGTTTTAACAGTTTTGCAAATGGAGTTAATGCTAGTAATGAAGGCGTGATTCTGCGTTGCAGAGTAGGAACTTCTGGTGCTAATGCATTTTCAGTAACTGGAACTGGCAAAGTTCGCCTTTGCTTGGATGAAGATTATAACGAAATAAACCTACCATAATATGGAAAACAAAACCTTACATTTAAAAGACTCAGTCTGGATGCTATCGCAGCCGAATCCAATGCCCCAAGAGCTAAAGGATTTGATACACGATGAGAGTGCTGACGAGCAAGAAAAAGCTACAGCAGTTACCGTTTGGAGAGCTAGTCAATATTCTACAGCAGACGCAGCAGACGCAGAAGCGGCACAAGCAATTTACGACGAAAAGAAAATGGAAAGTAATAACTTCATTTCTGCAACAGTCTTTCTCCCTAGTGGCAACGGCATTATTAATTGTCGCCAGCCAGACACTCTAGAGCATTGCCAAATTCGCTTTTAATGAACACTCAATTGTTTGAACATTTTAAAATATGGGGAACTCTTGGAGTAGCTCAGATGACTGCATCTATTTCAAGTGCAAACGATCTAGCTAGTATCTTCGCATTACTTTGCGGAGGAGTAGCATCCTTAGCCATCGCTTGGTGGCACATCTTTAAGAAATAATATTATGACACCAGAACTATTAGCAATGCTAGGCGGGGGCGTAAGTGGCTTCGTAATGAAAATGATCGCAGCACAGGCTGATAATCAGGCTCGTCTTTTTGAGCGTATGATTGCCCGTCAGACTGTAGCGGATGAATCAGCGGATAAGGCAGCAGCACGTGGTGGTGTCTATATGCGTCGTGCTATTACGGCGGCAGTTATCTTTGCCATTGTAATAGCCCCATTTGTCTTCGCATTCACCGACATAGGTGTTAGTATTCAAACGGAATCCAAGGGATTCCTAGGGCTATTCAAGCGTCTAGAATGGTCCACTGTACAGGGTTTTGTTATCCTACCAGAGATCCGGCAGACAGCTTTGGCGATTGTAGGATTCTACTTTGGATCTTCGCAGGTCAAATAAGTTATGGCTTTGACCAAAGCGCAAAGTGAAGCAATTGATGCTTACATTGAAGTTGGTTCTTATCGGGGTGCAGCCAGAAAGCTTGGCAAAGCGGAATCAACAATACGCAGCATAATAAAGAGACTGGAAAGACTAGGGCAAGTTCCTTGGAAGTCAGGGGCACCAACGCCAGCACATTTGAATGTCGGCAAGACAACTGTCCAATACGATGGTGCCGGAAATGTTATCCAAGAGTGGAGAAGGCTATACCCGGAAGCGCAGGGCATGCAGGATTTTGTGGATGGGCTGTGCGATCAAGTCAAAGGCTTGGGTAAAGCACCCGTAAGAAAATCGCGCAAGACAGATACTGAAGAATTGCTTTTTGAACTAGATATTTTTGATGCACACGTTGGTATGTACGCCGACGAAAAAGAAACCAAAGACGCTGACTACAACTGTGATATTGCAGCGGCCCGAATGGTACAGGCCGCCGAGGGTTTAGCCGCAAGAGCAAGACGGCCAGGAAAATGCGTCCTGGTATTCGGAGGTGACATGATGCACAGCGACAATCGAAGCAATCAGACAGAGGCCAGTGGGCACGTGCTCGACGTTGATACCCGGTACCATAGGGTGGTAGAGTATTTGATCCGTGCTTGCAGAGATGTTGTACA